TCCTAATTCTTTATATACTTCATCATTTGGTTTTTGTCCTTTTTTTCTAAAAGCATAAGGAGTTAAATAAGCACCTGCAGCATTAGATAATGATACTTCATCTACTTCTTCTTCTTGTACAGGTACTACTCGATTACTAGGAAATCTTTTTACTGTTTCACCATCAAATCTAACTATCGTTTTATCATTTTCTACGCCTACTACTTGACCAGTACCATATAATGAACCATCGGGTTCCATTACATGAACTAAATCAATCATTTCATTTAATTCAGATTCACCAATTCTAGTTATTCTTTTATATTGGTCTGGATATTCATTTCTAAGATGTGTTCTTACTTTATTTCTTATAACTCTAATTTCATCATAAAATTCCCTAAATTTTTTATCATCTTTAGTTTTAACATAGGTTCTTTTAGCAGTACTAACTAAATCAGTTAAATCATCATAAAGTTTATCAAATCCTGGTAATTGAGTTATTTCCCATTTTACAGCACCAGTTTCGGGATCAATATCTGTAATTGTAGATTTAGAAGTACCATCACTACTAAATGAAACTTGTCCTACCTTAAACCTAGATTTAGGGATGCCTAATTCTTTTTCAGCATCATCCGCTGATGCCTTTTTTGCTAATTCGGAAAGTTTATACTTGTAGTTTGCCATTTGCTACTTGAATTTCTTTTACTAGTTCATAATATTGTAACAAATCAACTAAGTTATCACTATCAACCTTAGAATTTTTATCTAATTCAAATAGTAATTTAGCTACTTCAGTTATCTTAATTTTAGTAGCCGGTACTTTAATGTTTTTAGCTTCATTATTAAGTATTTCTTTTAAATTATTTACTTTTTTATTGTAAAATTCTCTTAAAGAAGGAGTGGAATCAACAGAATAAATAAATTCTTTTAAAATTTCTTTTTGTTCAATACTTAAATCATCATACTTATCATTAAATTTTTCTAGTAATACTCTATAAGTTAATTGTCTTAAATCTTTATCATAACCTGAAAACTCATCCATTAAATTATCAGTAGGTTTAGAATTTTCTTGTTTAGTTAAAAATTCCAACAAAGTTACTTTATTTTGATTAATTTGATTTATATCAGTTAATTCAGTAGTATTATAACTTTCAATTAAAGTATAAACAGAGGCAATTTCTTTATAATTTTTTACTTTAGTACCAAAAAATGATTCTAGATTGTAATGTTTTTTTATTTCATTAATTAGATTATACTTTTGTTTTTTTAATATGGTTCTATTAAATTTTTTAGAATTTTCTAAAATTGTAGAAATTAATACATTAGCTCTACTTTCATTTAAAACTTTAGATTTAATAACAGACTCATATAACTTATATTCACGCCCCAATTCAGTTTTAACAAAATAAGATTTAAGTAAATCTATGGCGGGTGAATCATCACCTTTTAAAGTATCCGCAGTTATTTGCCTAACTAGTAATTCGAATAAAATACCAGTATTTTTATACTTGGAATGTTTGATTTTCATTAAAAATATATTTATTTATAAATATGTACAAATTATTTACTCTTCAACTGAGAGTCATCTAGTAGGCTAGAATCATCTTTATCCTCTTCAAATATTAACTTTTTTTTATTTTTTTCAAGTTCTTTAAAAATTTCCTTATTTTTTAAATAAGTCACTTTAGCACTTTCAAATTCGGATAATGGTCTACTACCTTCATTTTTATCTGTATCTTTCATTCTTTTAGTACCTAAAGGATCCTTTCCAAAATTATTTTCCTGTTTACCCCTATTAGTAATTCCATCTTTAGGTCTACCTAAATTATCTTTATCATATTTTTCAGGTTCCGGTACATTACCTGGTTCAGAATACATTCTTCCTTTACCATATAAAGAAGCTAAATCATGTGGTGTACCATAAGATTTACCAGATTGAACTGGATCGTTACCTTCTGCTTCAATTTGAGCTAACCTAAATTTACGTTTAGCATCCTCTCTAGCTAAATCTCTATACTCATCATATTGATCTTCACTAAAGTGATAAATGTTATGATAAATCCAATCAGAAGGAACTAAACCTTGTTCTAATAATGTTCCTGCTAATTCAGCTTTAGATTTAAGTAATTCAATTCTTTCCTGATCATATATAATAGATGGAGTAGTCATTGACAACTCAAAATTAGTCATATTTTCTGCAGTATAACCTTGAGTATATAAATGTACTAGAGCTATTTTATTTAATTCTGATAGTACAATTCTTTGTATTCTATCAATGGTTCTGGCAAACCTAATATCTTCTGCTGCTAGTGTAGCTTTACCTTCTATATTTTCATCATAACCTAAAAATGCCTTAGGTATTTTAAGTGCAGCAAATAATTTGTCTCTTAAATATTCTACATCTTGAATACCATCATATGATAAACCAGGTGTAGTATCTATTTTAGTTGCACTATCATTACCTCTTACTGGTATGTAGAAATCTTCAAGCATATTTTGCATATTATATTTCAAATTATACTCACCTGTTTTTTCATCCATATAAGGAGTACGTTTCATATTAGAAATAGTTTTTTGCATAAATGCCTCTACTTCATTAGGAGGTATAGCACCAACGTTAACATAAAATATTCTTTTTTCTGGAGCACGAGCAATTCTATGGATTAACATTGCATCCTCCATTAATGTGTATTGTTTAAATAATTTTCTAGCTGGTTCTATATAAGCTCTACCATATGGAAGATAGTTAACATCTGAAACCATTCTAAAATGAGCCATTTCATAGTTTTCATATGTAATGCCTGCATTATCACCCTCTACTTGATTTGGTAAATTATAATAACCATAAGAACTACCAGCAAAACCTTCGGGATTCCACCTATATTTTATCTCAGATGGATTTTCTGGATTTTGCCCTTCTATTCTTTCAATATGGTAAGCTGTATAAGGAATTACATTATAAACACCAAATTTTTCTGCAATTTCTAATTTTAGGAAAAAATCACCATATTTGTTCATTTGCCTAATCCACATCCAAAGATTAAACTCAATATTTAAAATATCATAAAATAAATTATATAGAATCTTTTGAATATCTTCATTAGAACTTCTAATTTGGAGTACTTCCCCCATATCATTTTTTAATGTAGCTTCATCTGATAAAATATCTAATGCAGAAGCGATAATAGCATCCTGATCCATAACATCATACTCAGAGTAAAGTTGTGTTCTTAACCATTGATAGTTAAGATTAAATTGAGCACCATATAATGATGAAGGTTGTGTAGTATAAATTCTATTAAATCTATCTACTAATGCGTTAGTTTCATACTGACCACTACTTTGAATATGATCAGTATCAATTGTTTTTATTTGATTACCTCCTACATTTCTGATTACTACATCAGTTGAAAATAATCTTCTTAATCTTGAAAATACACTTGTATCTGCCATTTAATATATAATTATTGTTATAAATATTACCTTATTAACCAACTAATATCCTCTCCACCCTTATCTGTTTTAATTTGATAAGGATTATCAGGACCTTTAGCAAACCCATATCCACCTTGATATTGAGTTCGGTTAACACCCATATTATTTAAAGTTTGTTTTGTTATATCTATACCTCTTTGTCTAAATTTTAAAGCTGTATCTCTAATATACATAGCAATACCAAAAGACATAACCAAATCATCATTATAACCTGATTGAGCTTCTGGTCTACCATTTCTCCAAATAAAAGTTTTCATTTCTTCTATTAGTCTTTTAGATTGAAATGTAACACCTTTATCACTTAAATATTCTTGAAATTTTCCAATTACCATAGGTCTTGTTCTAGAAGACATAGTAAACCCAGGAACCATTTTTGAATGGTCCTGGTATTTATCAAAATATGAATTAACGTTTGGTTGGTCCGATTTAGGTGAGTAGTATAAATTTTGATAATTTCTATCAATTGCTACTTGAATCGTGGCCCAACCTACATTAGCATTTTCAATAATTAACATAGCTTCATTATATTCTGAAGCTATACCAACTAATAAATGCCCATAATCTTTAGTATTGATTTGTCCCTTATATTCAGCCACTTGAACATTACTTTCTACATCAATTACATGAAAAGCAGAATAATCTTTTCCATCTCCTCTAGATACATCAGCAACTACAATATAATCCCTTGTATAATCTGGGGTTTCCCAAACCCATAAATTTTGATCAGTTCCTCTCCTTTCCATAGGATCTTTTATGTAAGATTTTTCATAAAATTCAATATATTCAGGATAAAAAACAATATCACCCGAAGTACTAAAATCGCAATCACATTCTTGAGCCGCCATTCTAGGATCACCTAATAATTCATCTTGTCTTTTTCTCCAAGCTTCATCTCTCTCTGGGTGAACATACCAAGGTAATTTTATAGGTAAAAAATCATTTTCTGCTGATTCAGCTCTTGTCCAAGTTTGATGAAACCAATTACCTGTTCCATATGGAGTAGATAGGGCAATGCAACCACCACCAGTAGCTAATGTTTGTTGAGCTGAGGCCCAAATTTCAGAAATATTATCAATAAAAGCTGCCTCATCAATAATTAAAAGAGAAACGGCTTCAGATCTACCTGCATCACTGCTTGCTGATGTTGCTTTAATTTGTGAGCCATTTACTAATCTTAAATTAAGTTTATTATTTTCAGCAGCATCTACTTTTAACCAAGAAGGTAAATTATCATACATAAATTTAACCTTAGTTACCATATTTTTAGCAGTTTCTTGTTTAGTAGCTATACAAAGAATGTTTTTATCTTTAGCAAATAACATCATCCATAATGAATAACCAGCAGATAAAGTAGATAAACCTAACTGCCTGGATTTTAAAACAATAGAATAAGGATTATCTCTAAACAAAGTTAAAACTTTTTCCTGAAATGGATATAAATTAAATTGAATTCTTCCTCTTTGGGGGTGTTGGATATAACAGTATTTTTTCATAAAATGTACTGGGTCCTTAGCACATTTTATATATTCAGATCTTATTACTTTTTTTAAATCAGACATACTATTTAGCTATTACTAAAATTCCAACTGCCACACCTATACCCGCTAACCCTACTAATTTAGTTTTTAGCTTTTGTTTTTGTAAATCCTTTTTTAATTTTTTAGATAATTCTTCAGATAAACTTAATTGATCATTTTTAGTTAAAATCATAGAATTAAAATTAGTAATTTGATCATTAAGATTAGAAATTACACTATCTTTTAATACTACTTTTTGTTCTAATAATTGAAATTTTTTTACTGATAATACTAATTCGTCCTTAGCTTCATCACCAGTAAGTAAATCTTTAATTACCAGTTTCGCCACCGGTTTTTCCAATCGAATCGATAATGTGTCTATATCGTTCTGAGAAAAACTGATAAAGCTCGTCATCATTAAACTTATCAACAGCCCTAACTTTTTCATTAGTTTTTATTCTTAAATTATTAATTAAATTATCTTGATTATCAATTTCTTTATCTAGGGATAGAATTTGAGTATTTAGAGTATCTATTTTATATGTTAAATCATCATTTATATTGTGTAAAGAATCAATTTTTGAATTTAAAGCTTCAATTTGTGCTTGATACTTTTCAACATATTTATCCCCTTTATCCCTAAAAAGAAGCCAGAGAATAATTAACAATAAAATTAAAACCTTTGCGGAGTTAATGAATTTTTCACTAAACAACATTCTTTTCTAATTTAGCAACTATTGACTTCAGCTCATTCTTTTCTGATGTCTTCTTTTTTAGAATATCTTTTATTCTATTTTTTTCATCTTCATCAGCAGCTCCATATTTTCTAGCTAAAGATTTCATTTCTGTTTCTAAATCTTTTAGTCCTTTAACTGCTAAATCCAATTTTTTAAATTTACCCCTAGCTTTCATAGCTGCTTTAACAGCATCCTTATCATCTTCCTCTTCCTCTTTTTGAAGTTTACCTAATTCTTTTTGTTTATCTATAACATCATCAAGCTCTTTACTGTAATCTTCTAAATTTTCTAATTCTTCATCACTAACTTCACTAAGAATATCGATAATATTTTCCTTAATAAATGATTTTAACTCTGATTGTTTCATTGCTATATATTTTGTTATAAATATATTAAGAATTTATAACATTTAATATTTGTTCAATTCGTTCCTCTGTAGAACCTTTAATTGTTTCAATATTATCAACTAAATAACTATATTTTCTAATTAATGTTGTAATTGAAAAATCTATAACATCCCTATAATGTTCATCTGTTTCACGGACTCCATTATCTTCAATAGGCATCCCATCAGGAGAAATATAAAAAATATAATCATATTCTCGTAAAAATTCCTTTGCATAATCCTCAAATATTTCCTTATCTTGTCTAGCAATTGATTTAGCATTTTGAGTAAAAGCTATAACATCAAATATCGTTCTATCCGTAATAATATTTTCATTCATTAATTCAGCACATCTTTCTGCTAAAAATACTGTTTGACCTTTTAATGTAGAATCAGTATTTAACGGAATACCCAAATCATTTAAATATTTACTACGTTCTGTAGCAAAATTATACATGTGAAATTCCGGAGTGTTTTTTAACGCCTTTACTAATGTAGTTTTACCTACACTCATTGTACCACATAAACCTATTTTCATATTAATTTCTATGTGTAGTTCCCTTAGGTGCAGGTTGCTTATACCAAGGTAATCCTGTTCTATTTCTAACTACTTCTTTAAATTCACCCTCACTATATTTAATCCCATAAAGATAATATTCTCTTTTTTTCATATTACCTTCAGGAATTAATGCTGGTCCTTCCCAATTATGAAACTTATTGTCCCAAATATAGGCAATAGTCCCATCCGATTTTTTTAATTTTTGACTACTAGGCCATTCATCATATTTTTTATCCATATCATCAATATACGTAATTTATTTTAAATATCCAAAATATTTTCAGCAACAAGTGTACCGTGAGCCCCTGATACCGAAATCCCTCTTGCAGACAACGCGTCACCTACAAAGTACACATCAGGATATTTAGTTAGCGATAAATCAGAGTAATTAACTAATGGTTCAGGAGCTAGGTATTTTACCTCAGGTACATAGATTCCCCAATCGTCTTTCAACGTAGGAAATACTAATTTCATATCATTGATAAAATCATCAATATACTTAAAATATCCTTGGAATGCATCTCTAACTATATCT